TATGTAGCAACTCTAAACTCTAGCTGTGCAAAGTCGGACTCCAATATCTCTCCACCTTTGTCACTCCAACGAGATACAAATACTCTCTTCACAGGAAATGTACCACCTCTGGGCATATTCTGCATGTTAGGGTCTGCTCCACTGAATCTACCTGTAGATGTACGATGCTGTAATAACCGAACATGTAGCCTACCATCAAGCTTAACGTGGTCTGCTATGCCCTCTACAAAGCTGGAGAGGTATGTTTCTACAGCAGATAATCTTCTTATGTTCTTCAGGAATCTTTCAGCATCAGCATCGCCCTCACCTCTAGCTTTGTTCTCTAGTGTTTCTATGTTTGCCTTGTTAATTGTGAATCCACTATGGCTTACCCATCTTGAGTTGCAAGGCTGTCTCTTCAAACCTGCTATCTCTTTTGAGGTCTGCTTGTAAACAAATCCTTGACTGTCGCAGACAGAACATTTTGACATCTTAGCGTATGGCTTACCATCTTTTCTAATCTTCTGTATGAAACCTTTACCGTCACAGGTTTCACATCTAAATGCTTTCTTCTTGTATATTGTCTCAGCCTTTTCTCGTATTTTATTGCTAAAAGATTTATGCTCCATCCTACTATGGAAACAACTAGACCAATCATTCTTATCTTTTGGTTTACGGCTGTATATCACCCATGATAGTTGCTCTGGGCTATTTAGATTGATAGGAATATCACCCATAAGTTCTCTAACTTGTGTATTTAGGTCTTGTATCAAAGCCTTTTTCTCTGATTCAAACTCTTGCTTCACCTCTTCCAACTCAACGTAGTTCACAGAAAACCCATCCCTATATATCTTACATAAGCAGACAGCCACCATGTTTGTAAGACTTACTGTATTCATTAGGCCAGCATCATCCCCAGATAATCTTTGAAACAGCTTGTCGGCCAGTTGATACGTGGCACGTAAGTCGGCTATCAAATATTCAGATAGTTCTGCATGAGGTATGTCACGCACAGAATAATCTTTCTTAAAATATTCTTTTAGTGTGTCTTGCTTCTTTGTGTCCAGCTTGTATCTCTCTGCACACATCTCTAATGATAGAGGTTTCTTCTGTCCTCTCTGCAAAACATAATCACCCAGCATTGTATCAAAAACAATACCGTTGTATTTAAATCCAGACTCCCACAACCAAACAAGATCGTGTGCAACATTGTGACACACAAGAACTGTGGTCTTGTCCAGCGTTGCCTGTACAATATCCCTACCATTTTCTGTAGGCTCTTTTTCACTATGGTCAAATGTAATTATTGTCTCACCAAAGTCTGCTTTCATACCCACCATAACAAGAGAATTGTTTTTCTCAAAAGGATCTAGGTGTGTACGACCATTTCTTTTCGTAACTGTATTTTCTATGTCAAGCACTAACTTCATTTATCTTATCCTCATGTTTTTTTAAATATATCACAGCCTTTCGTATTCTGTCAAGACTATCAGAGAAAGCTCCTAGACCTGTATTGCAATGGTGACAAACCCAGCCACGAAAAGTCTCTGTTTCATGACAATGATCTAACACCCAGTTTTGTAATCTTGTCTGCCCTTTTCTTCCTATCTCAGCTATAGTCCTTTGACATATAGGGCAAGAATAATTATCATCTGGGTATGCGTGTTTGTTTCTCAACTCTTTTATTAAGTTTGATTGATTCCTAGCGCAAGACCTACACTTTCTTTTTATCTCACCAGACTGCATACGCTGGAAGTTCTCAACTGGCTGTACTATCCCACAGTTATTGCACTCAAGGCCATCCTCGTGTAGAACCTGTAACTCCTCTATAGGAAATAAAGTACCTTGTGTCATGCTGTGTACCTCGCTGTCTTGTAATCTAAGTCACAAACAATACGGCCATGCCATCCAGATAATTTATTCTTGACAACATTAATATGTCGCAACGTACTTTCTTCACCACCATCATCGTTACCACTCTTGTTGTTTACAGGTGCATCTTTTGCAATCAAAATCATCAAATCGGCTTCGGCCGCCTTTCCTGTACGACTACCTTCCATCATAGCTTGGTTCAATACGACCTTGCCCTCTGCTTCGGCAGACAACTGCGACATATAGAATATGGCACACTTATGCTGTTTGGCAATCATACGAGCATGGACAGCGTTTGCTTTCAACGCTTCGTCCTGTCGTGCAAAGCCTTGTGTCTTGGCAAACTTGTCACCCATATCAAGAACAACGACATCTGGCTGATAAGACTTGCAGACACTCTCAACCCAAGACATATCCTTGCCAGTAGCATCACGTAGCTTGACGTTCCTCTGTATCGGTGCATACAACTCCTTCGCTTTACTAGGATTCTCTTTTATCTGGTACTTGTCCATACCAGTAGCAGAAGTGAGGTAGCGTAGACCCACACGGTGACTGCCCTCTTCATTGCAAAGCACGACACACTTAGCACCTTGCCTTGCGAAACCATTTACTCCAGCAATCAAACTCGCATGAAAAGACGTTTTACCTGTATTGGGTCTAGCACCCACTTCAATGAGGTGTCCATCGTTGACACCCTCAACGACCCTAGTAAGGGACGATATATTGAAAGACCATCTGGCTTCCATGTCGTTCTTCTGTAGCAAAGTGTCTACATCCATGTCATCCCACTCTACGTTAAGGTTGGGTGTGAAGTCATCACCATAACTCTCAAGGATATTACGTAAAGGCTCAAGGCTCGTCTGCGAACCATTTACATAATCAAATCCTAGATTGGCAATATCTTCTCCCACAACTTGTTGGAATAACTTTGATAAGACTTCCTGTGCCACATCATTACCCAAAGGATTCTCTTTCTTAATCCGTTTGAATAAATCTCCATATGCACCTTTCTGTGCAGTTGTTAGTGTAGGATTGTTGGCCATGAACAACGCTTCAATCTCGTCTGGTGTGACGGTTCTTTCGTAGTTGTACATTGCTTTATCAATCGCACCTTTTATCTTTCGTACATCTTTGCTAAATAATCTGTCTGGACATCTAGCACCTCTGTGTTCATCGTAAAAGGTTCTATCCATTAGACTTCTGACTAAACTTAATTCCATGCTGTGTCTCCTATTCTTTTTAAATTGTTTATGTCTGTTTCATTACGATACTTCAAGTCATCTGTCAAACGTAAAACCTTTACATTATTCACATGCCCTCTTAACTCTTTACTAAACGCTACAGTTTTCGGCAAGGCATCTGGGTCAAGTGCCACTATTACAGTCGAGAACTGCGATAGATACTTTTTGTGTGATTCGGAAAGAGATGTACCCAACACAGCAACACCCACAAATTCATCTCTCCCAACTACACTAGCACTAATGCAGTCCTCGACAACGACTGCCACTTTCCCTAACCCATAAGAAAACGGCAACCCACTCTTACCATACTTTTTCCACTTAGGCAAGCTATTTCTTAAACTTCTGCCTACAGCATCAACTATGATACCATCATAGATGATAGGAAAGACAGCACGATTATCTTTTACATCGTAATGTAGCTCCCATTCGTCAATGCCATATCTATCTGTAAACCTAGTAAGTTCACGCTGGCCGTTGCATGGCACGACATACTCTGGCATGGTAAAATCTGCATTGTCCAACTCTTCTACAGCAAATCCCAAAGACTTTTTTATATCTTCCGATGTCAGTTGAACACGAACACCACCAGACACAGAGCAAGACACTTTATAACAATTCCATACAAGACTACCCATATTGTTGGTGGCCGTAAAAGTTTTATATCCTTTACAGTTAGGACAGTCCATACGCTTAGTTTCTCCGTTACGTAACTCTAGTCCTAACACTAAACTGTATATATCATTTATCATAATGTATCACTCTCCGTGTCGGCATTTAAAATGCTTTTAACATGATTCGTTCTGGTTGTCAAAGCATTATTTGCACTTGTAAATGTATTTTTTATGTATGGCTGTACTGAACCTATATTTGTATGGCCTGTAACGGACATAATCTGGCTTATATCTACACCAGCATCAACCATTTCGGTCACGCCTGTTCTTCGTAAGTCCATAAGTCGCAGTTCGTCAGACAGTCCTATTCTTCTCATGACTCTCCTTGCCAACATTCCGACTTCATACATACCATAAGGCTTGTATTCGCCCTGTACAGGCTTTATTTTGGGACACACGTAGGGTTGAAAGCCAAAATCTTCTTTCTGTTCTTTCAGCATGGCAGTCAGTCCCTCTGATATTGGCAAAAATACCACCGACCTACGTTTACTTTGCTCTAAATACAGATGTCCTCTGGGTAAGTCCACATTCTCCCACTTCAAGACCCTCATATCGCCAATTCTTTGACACCATTCGTAGGCCATCTGCACTATAAGGCCAATACTTCGGTATTTGAAGTCACTATAACAAAAGTCAAGCATTTTTTTGACATCTTCTTGTGACCAAACCACTTTTCTTTTCTTAGGAAGCCTACGTTTGACAGTTTTATAGGGATTGAACGTGGTATATTCCATGCTGATGGCATAATTAAACACGATTGACGCACAAGAGCATACATGATTTGCCAAAGTCACTCCTCTGTTTACCCACCTCTCGTAAGATACCTTTGCATCTCTGCTTGTGATGGCCATAAACTTTTTTGAGCCAGAAGTCCCTCGCAAAACTTCTAAAAAATACTTGTAATCATGTTTAGAACTATCTCGTAACATATTGAAATCATTAGATAAAAAGTAACTGTCAATCAAATCAGACAGAGTGCTTGTTCTTTTTATGTTCTGTATTTGTTTCTTGTTTGTTCTATACTCGTCTATCGTTTTGTTGAGATTCGTTGCCAATAATTTGACATTTGGAACGTCCGTCCCTAGCTCTGTTCGTGCTACGATTCCCTCGTCCACTAAATACTGTGGTGGATTGAATCTGTAGTGTGCTTTTCCGTCACCCAACACTCTTTTTTGTACATATCGCATAAAAACCTACCTTTCCCATCTGTAAAATATATGTCTGTCAATTCTTGTCGTTCTTGTCTTAGTTTTTGCCCATGCTGGACGCACATAAGTCGCATGATAGTGCGTTGCACCCTCTGTAACGTCCAGAACTATGGTCTTTGTGAGCATAATAGATGCGTGTTCCAGAGCCAAACTCCAAGTCTTACTCTCAAAGTTAGGCTCGTCTTTCTTACCATCACAATACCAACTAAACTGACATTTGTGTAGCACAGGCTTGTT